TGCTGGTCTATGTGTAAGAACATCTGAAACTGTAGATGACTGGATTTCACCTGCTGGACTTAACCGTGGCGGTCTCCGCAATGTAGTTAAGTTAGCATACAATCCTAACAAAGCAGATAGAGACGAATTATATCAGTCAAGAATCAACCCAGTTGTTTCCTTCCCTGGTTCTGGTCCTGTCCTATTCGGTGACAAGACTGCTCTTGCTTCACCTTCCGCGTTTGACAGAATTAATGTTCGCCGTCTATTCCTCAATATTGAGGCTAGAGCAGAAGGACTTGCGAAGCAAGTACTATTCGAGCAAAATGATTCTATTACAAGAGGTGGTTTCAATTCCGCTATTACTTCTTACCTAGCAGAAGTACAAGCACGCCGTGGTCTAACTGACTACTTGGTTGTATGTGATGAAACAAATAACACACCTGCTGTTATAGATCGCAACGAGTTTGTTGCTGAACTCTACCTAAAACCAACTCGCTCAATTAATTATGTAACGGTTACAGTAACCGCAACGAGAACTGGCGTGGCTTTCTCTGAAGTCACTGGCCGTGGGTAGATAAATTACACTAAGCATAAAGTAACGAGGTAAAAACAAAATGGCATTAGCAAGTAATGTAAATGATTTTCTACAGAGAGTTGGTCAGGGCGTTAAGCCCAATATGTTTGAGGTGAGGGTTCCTTTCCCAACTGCTCTGAATACAGGTGGTGCAGACGATGAGATTATTACTCTTCTCTGCAAGTCAACGAACCTACCAGGTTCTTCACTAGGAAGTATTGATGTTCCTTTCCGTGGTAGAACAGTTAAAATTGTTGGTGATCGCACCTTCGATAACTGGTCTGCTGTATTCTTCAATGATAAAGAAATGAAGATACGCTCAAGATTTGAGAAGTGGATGGAGAGCATGAATACTCATGAAGGAAACTCTTCTCCTTTATTCACACCAGGTGGTACTTCAAGGTACATGTCTGATGTTGAAGTTGATCAACTTGAAAAGAACAATACCGCAAACGGTGAGGTTCTAAGAAGTTATAAACTGTGGCACGCATTCCCAACAAGTATTTCTCAGATTGATCTTGCTTATGATAGCAATGATCAGATTGAAGAATTCACTGTTGAATTTCAAATGTCTTACTGGACAGTTGAAGATGGAGGCAAATCTGGCATTTCTATAGCCTGATAAATAGTATTGATACTATTGGAAATTTGCGATGAGTCAACTATTTGGCTTCCAGATCAACAGAAAACCTGGTAACAAAGGGCAATCTCCTGTACCACCTAATGCTGATGACGCTATAGCAGTCGCAGCAGGTGGTTACTATGGAACATATGTAGAAACGGACAACCAATCTCGTAACGAGTTTGAGTTGATCCGTAGGTATCGTGACATGGCGATACACCCAGAAGTTGACAGTGCTGTTGATGAGGTTGTTAATGAATTTGTTGTCAGTGATTTGAATGACAGTCCAGTTGAAATTAACTTAGATAATCTAACTGTAAGTGCTGGAGTAAAAAATAAAATTCGTGCAGAGTTTGATCATATCAAAAAACTTTTGAACTTTGATCAGAGAGCACATGAAATCGTCCGTTCATGGTATATTGACGGACGAATTTTTTATCATAAGGTAATTGATTTAGACAACCCTAAGAAAGGTTTACTCGAACTTCGTTATATTGATCCTATGAAGATCAAGAAAGTTCGTCAAAAATTGGGTGAAGCAAAGAATAAAGATGCTGTAACAAGAGCAGCAGTAAAAGGAACTGCACTAGAACATGAGTATGGAACCTTTGTAGATTACTATTTGTATAATCCAAAAGGATTTTATAAGGGTGGTGTACTAGGACCAATAGGAGACATGTCATTGTCTCAAGGAATTAAGATAGCAGTTGATGCAATTACTTACATACCATCTGGATTGCAAGATCTTAATAAGCGTATGGTGATGAGTTTCTTGCATAAAGCAATTAAATCACTCAACCAACTTCGCATGATTGAAGATGCGTTGGTTATCTATAGATTATCAAGAGCACCTGAAAGAAGAATTTTTTATATTGATGTAGGTAATCTTCCGAAGATAAAAGCGGAACAATATCTGCGTGATGTCATGTCTCGTTACAGAAATAAGTTAGTATATGATGCTAACACTGGTGAGATGCGTGACGATAAAAAGCACATGAGTATGCTTGAAGATTTCTGGTTACCTCGTAGAGAGGGTGGTCGTGGAACTGAGATCACCACGCTACCAGGAGGGCAGAACCTTGGCGAACTCAAGGATGTGGAATATTTTAAGAAGAAGCTCTATAATTCCCTTAATCTTCCTCCTTCAAGGCTCACAGATGATAACAAAGGATTTAACCTTGGTAAAACCACAGAAGTCCTCCGTGACGAGATTAAGTTTACCAAGTTCATTGGAAGATTACGTAAAAGATTTAGCGAACTCTTTCAAGACCTGGTCAAGACGCAACTCATCCTCAAGGGAGTAATAACTCCTGAAGATTGGGATGAAATGAAAGAGCATATTCAATATGACTATCTCTTTGATAATCATTTCAATGAGTTAAAAGAAATTGAGATGATGAATGCTCGTATGCAAGCAGTCACTCAAATGGATCCGTTTGTTGGTAAGTATTATTCTATTGAATTTGTTCGTAGAAATATATTGAATCAGAAGGATCAAGAGTATAAGGATATTACTAAGCAGATTAAAGCAGAGGTTGATCAAGGTCTTCTAATAGATCCAGTTAATGTCACTCAGTTTGATACTATGGATCGTCAGAATATGGCATTTGCTCCAGAAATTGACGCAGAACAAGCGGCAATTGAAGCAGGACAGGAGCAAGATAGAGCTGATGATCAGCATAAAAAGGATCTAAAATTAGCTAAAGCACAACCTAAGCCTTCTAGTAATACTAAATAAATTATATTGAACTCTTATTATGACTGAAAAAGTTGAAGAACCAACATTAGATGTAGGCACTGTCGATATCGTTAACAAGATTAGGGATAACGATAGAGCGTCTGCTATTGATGATATACATGATTTGTTATTCGCTAACTCAGCGGATGCTATGGCCAAATATAAAGAGGTTGTAGCAAAATCTATGTTTGATAAACCTACCGAAACAGAGCCAGAGAAAAATGAAACTGATAACGGAACAGATTGAAGATATTAAACTCCTTAGAGAGGAGAAAGATGGTAAGAAACTCCTTTACATTGAAGGAGTATTTTTGCAATCTGAGATCGTTAATCGTAATGGTCGTAAGTATCCTTTTGAAACTCTAAACAGAGAAGTACAAAGATACAACGAAGAATATGTAAAGTCTAATAGAGCTTTAGGCGAACTCGGTCATCCAGATGGACCTACAATAAATTTGGATAGAGTATCACATAAAATTGTAGAACTCCGCGCAGAAGGCAACAACTTCATGGGCAAGGCACAGATCCTTGATACACCTATGGGTAAGATTGCTAAGAACCTTTTAGATGAAGGTGTTCAACTAGGAGTTTCTTCAAGAGGTATGGGAAGCATCGATAAAATGGAAGATATTTCTGTAGTAAAAGATGACTTCATGTTGACTACTGCTGCTGATATAGTGGCAGATCCTTCCGCACCTGATGCATTTGTCAATGGAATCATGGAAGGTAAAGAGTGGGTTTGGCAAAATGGTATCCTTAAGGAGACCGAAGTTGCTAAATACAAGGGAGCTATGGACGCGGCAAGTCGTGGAAAGCTCGAAGAAAGGACACTTCAAGTCTTTAATGACTTCCTTTCAAAACTTTGATTTAATAAATAAATCTAGTAATAACATTATACGGAAACTACGAGGGAACTCAAAATGTCAGATATGCTTAACGAAAAGTTTGCGAAGTTAGCCGCTGAGAAGGAAATAGTTGTAGAGGACGATCAAACATCGATGCCTACTGTACAAGCAACTGTTATACCTGGAACAGGCAGCGATCCTTCACAAGTTTCTGACGCTCAGACTGCTAATTCTACAGCTGCTGGCGATCAAGGCACACAACCAACCGTCTCACCATCCGCAGCTCCAAGTGGGCAGTCAATAACTGACTTGGGTGGAAGTACAACTACTCCTAATGAGCACGATGAAGATGGAGAAGAAAATCCAGGTGCTAAGGCGGCTGCTCCTGTTGGAGATAAGGCAGCACAAAGCGATGGATCTGCTCAGACTGGTAGCATCAATGATGCTGGCGATCAGGGTACACAACCCACAGTTGGTGCTGAAGTAGCATACGGAACTGGAATTGGTAGTGCAGTTACATATCCTATTCATGCAGGATTTGAATTGGATGTTTCCGATGACATCAAAGCCCTATTAGAGGGAACAGAACTCTCTGAAGAGTTTGCCGAGAAAGCAAAGACAATTTTCGAGGCTGCTGTTAAAGCAAAACTTCAGGAAGAGTATAACAAGCTTGTAGAACACTTTGCCAAAGAAACAGAAGAGAAGATCGCCGTAGGTATTAAAGATCTCTCTGAAGATGTTAATGGTACAGTTAACTACGCCGTGAGACAATGGCTCGAAGAGAATCAGTTAGCCGTTGATCGTGGTATAAAGAATGAGATAACAGAAGACTTCATTGCAGGTCTGAAGAATCTCTTTGAAGAGCACTACATTTCTATCCCCGATGAGAAAGTCGATGTGGTAGAAGGTATGGCTGATCAAATTCGTGAGATGGAAACTCGCCTTGACGAACAGGTCAAGTCTAATGTGAAACTACAAACCCGTCTAAATGAGACTGCAAAAACAAATATTCTGAACACTGTTTCAGAAGGACTAGCAGATACTCAGAAGGACAAACTCAGCAAGCTCGCTGAAGCAGTTGAGTTCGTTTCTGAAGAAGATTACACCAAGAAAGTTAATACTCTCAAGGAGTCATACTTCAAAGAAGCAACCGCAACTCCTAGTGAGATTGCAAATGAGTCTCCAGTAGAAGGAGCATCAGATAAGGATGTGACACCAGCAATGGCAAGCTACCTTGATGCGATGAATCGCTGGAACGCTTAATTATAACCCTATTTACTTTTAAGTTAGAAAAATGTTTAACGCTAAAGCTCTAACAGAAAAGTGGGACCCTGTTCTAGGTCATGAAGGCGCAGGAGCCATCAAAGACAATTATAGAAAGGCAGTCACCGCTGTTCTATTAGAAAATACAGAAAATCAACTACGCGAAGAGCGTGGAATGATTAATGAAGCTTCTAACACTGTAGGTGCTATAGGTAATAACGCACTATCTGGATCTGGTCTTGATACCAAGACTGGTGGTCTAGCAGGTTTCGACCCTGTAATGATCAGCTTGATCCGCCGTGCTATGCCTAACCTCGTTGCATACGACATCTGCGGAGTTCAACCGATGAGTGGTCCAACAGGACTAATCTTCGCGATGAAGTCTCATTATCAAGAGCAAGGTTCAGCACTTCGTGCAGGCCCAGAAGCTCTATACAACGAAGCAGATTCAAGCTTCTCTGCTTCATCTGCTGGTCCCGCTGCTTACAACCAGACTAATGCTTCTGGTGGTAACGACACTCATCCTCGTGGTGACGGCGGTACTACAGACGCTAACCCAGGTCTTCTTAACGATACATCAGGAGGTGGTACAACTGCTGGAAACTACGAACGTGGTGAAACAGGTATTGCCAGAGAAGACGCTGAAACTCTAGGATCAGGTTCAACCTTATTCAACGAAATGAGCTTCAGCATCGAGAAAACCTCGGTGACAGCTAAGACTCGTGCTTTAAAAGCAGAGTACACACTAGAACTTGCTCAAGACTTGAAAGCAATTCATGGTCTTGATGCAGAGCAAGAACTCGCTAACCTATTGTCTAGTGAGATCCTTGCAGAAATCAACCGTGAAGTTGTTCGTACAGTATATACAGTCGCTAAGTCTGGTGCTCAGAACAATGTTGCCAACGCAGGTGTATTTGACCTAGACGTTGACTCAAACGGAAGATGGTCAGTTGAAAAATTCAAGGGACTTATGTTCCAAGTTGAGAGAGATGCCAACGCAATCGCACAGCAAACTCGTAGAGGAAAGGGTAACTTTATCCTAACATCTGCTGATGTTGCTTCTGCACTTGCTATGAGTGGTACTCTTGACTACTCTTCAGGTCTAACTGGTCCTGGCGGTCCATCCGTTGGAGATGTAGATGACACTGGAAACCTACTTGTAGGTACAATGAACGGACGCATTAAGGTCTATGTTGATCCTTACTCTGCTAACGTTTCTGGAACACACTACTATGTTGTAGGTTATAAGGGTTCTTCACCTTATGATGCTGGACTATTCTATTGTCCTTATGTTCCTCTCCAGATGTTAAGAAGCATCGATCCATCAACCTTCCAGCCCAAGATTGGCTTCAAGACAAGGTATGGTATGGTTGCTAACCCATTTGTTGTACAGTCTAACGGTACTCCTGACGCTGAGGCATTGACTCACGCAAGGAACCAGTACTACAGAAGGGTTCGCGTTGCAAACCTAATGTGATATTCGGTCACGATATCAAGATCAAAGGGGAGCTTCGGCTCCCCTTTTTTTATTAAATATAGTATGCTATAATAGTAACTATAAGGTTCGACACATGAACGGTAGATTAGACAAGGTTACAATGACTCACAAATTGATCCGTTTAAAGCAGGAGTTGAAAGACAAATGTGATAGAGGAGAAATGGGTGAGTGGGAATGCATAGGTGCTGATAAGTATCTTAATAGATCCCTAGATGTCCTAGAAGAATACTACATGTAATGATACAAGAAACCGATTTCAGATACAGTACAGAGAAAATGAAACTTCGAGCTCAAGCTTTGAAGATCCTCATGAGTCATTTTGGTGAGGAGACTTATGATGATTATCCGAATAGAGCAATCTATGAGTGTGCTAATGATTGGTGTGAAAAACAAGTAACCACTAATGGTCTTGTTAATTATTATAAGGCATACTACAGTAATGGAAACTATTGATCCTGGTAAAATATTTTCGATGAATCCAAATTATTGGAACATCAAGGAAAAGAAAATAGGTAGGTCAGAGAACAGGATCGTTGTAGTACATAATTTTTTTGAGAATCCTATTGCAGTAAGAGATTACGCACAATCACTTTCATATGTTAATACGATAGAAGGTGAGGTAAGTGGAACACCAGGATTCATTCATAGGATAGGTAATGGTATATCAATTTTACAAGAACCAATTGTAAAACTTATTATGCATTCCTTTAATGCTAGTAATGATTTTCTAGTAAAGTGGGATAAGAATAAGTATACCTTTCAATCATATGATCCTTTAAAATCAGTCAGGGTAATGAGTCTGCATCCTCATATTGATAATATGAGATATGCTGCTGTTCTTTCATTAAATAAAGATGATGAATATATTGGAGATGATAATGGAACAGCATTTTGGAGACACAGTACTAGACAAGAAGAATACATCTGTAGTGATCATAACTACCGTGCTAAACGGATGGTGAATAGACCACCAGTGTATGTAAAATTAGATCCTTCCGCACATAATTTTGACGAATGGACTAGATATCATATAGAACAACACCACTTTAACAGTTTAATACTATATGAAGGTAACATGTGGCACTCTCCATATTTTACCGCAACCAAGTGGACAACTAACCGTTTAACTTTCAACGCATTCCTAGATTGATGGAGAACCTTAACCTAACAGTACTGTCGATAATAGTTGTAGCGTCATCGAGCTTGCTTTTAGTTGTGATTTGGGGTATACTAAGTATTAAAAGTTTGTTAAAGGAACGTTCCATAATAAAAAAGTTTGAACGCATGAAAAAAATGGCTCGTGGTATATGGGATGAAACAGACGATTAAGAGGAAGACTATGGATAAACACGACATTCCCTTTATAGGAGATTTTTATACAAAGGCAGAAGTAGATGCAATGGTTGCAGCTGCCCTTGATGAAGCTCGTGCTATTGATGAGAAGTCTATGGCAGAGCATAATTTCAAAGCAACTATCATCAGTATGATCCTCGGATTCATTTGTCTTGCTTTATTCCTTGACGGTACATTAAGATTGTTAGGAATTATACCACCTTTCATGGATATAGATATAAGTATAGTTGATAAGATTGCTGAGAAAGTAGAGACAGAAGTTCTACCTTTAATCAATCAGGCAAAAGGATATATACCCAGAATATGAACCCCTTAACTGATCTGCTTTTTACTATTACATGGTTTGTATTATTGGTATGGGCATTCAGAACAATGGCAAGAGGGTGGAATATGGAAGAACAAGAACCTAATAAGATAGATCTATCTCATCCAGAAATGAGAGACCTAAAGGATGGTGATGAACTACTAATTGTAAACTTTGGTGAAGTAGAACCACAGGATCCTTTATACAAGTCAATGAAAGATCGTATTGATACTTTAAGGCAGGATGATGTGGATGACGAGGATGATGACGATAACGATGGGGATGTGCCAGCTAAATTAGTGGGTGCTCCTAAGTAGACAAAATTCAGAATTGCTGTTATAATATCTAAATACAGTTACTTATTCTGGAGACTTGCTATGTCTAATGTTAAGTTCACGAAGAGTTTTGCCGAGTATATTAGGGAAGAGTTAAAGTATTACGATGAGCATCCAGAAGAAGACGATCCGATAGAGGCACACTCTAATGAGATGGTTTCATATGAGGTGGAATATACAACAGGTGAATAATGATAGAGAAGGGTGACAAGATTGTACAGATGGTACTGTTGAGTCCACACGAAGCAGACCACTTGTACAAGAAAGAGAACGGTACATTCTATTGGTGTCATCACAGAAAAGGTGGTGACACCTTTTCTATACCAGAGATACAACTAGAAATGTTTCCACCTCCACCACCTAAGAAGATAAAGGTGAATGAAGATGCACCACATCATAATGCATTAGAAAGGTATTATGGTAAGGACTGGAAACCTGTACCACAAGAAGGTCTAGAAGACCATTACTAAATAACACTTTACAATGAATCAAATGGCACAAGAAACTATTAAGTTTACCATCACACAAGATGGTATGGTAAAGGAAGAAGTCATGGGTGTCTATGGAGATGCTTGTGAGAGATTAACAAAGCGTGTTGAAGATGCTTTAGGGCATGTACATTTCACGCAAGAGACAGCAGATCATTATGTAACTAATCAGCAGACGGAGGTGCAGCGTGTCACACTTTAGTACTATCAAGACTCAGTTAAAGAATAAGGAGACATTATTAGAAGCATTAAATCTTCTACAGTGTAATGTTAAAGAGAAGCAGGATCTAGTTATAGAGAACCCATCTCATGCAGAAGATCATCCTGTTATGAATGCTTGTATTGGAGTAGCACCTGACATTGGGTTCTGTTGGAACGAACAGACACAGAGTTATGATCTATATTCTGATGATCAGACATGGAGTTTACCTACTCCACCTTCTAGGTTCATTGATAAGGTAACACAACAGTATGCAAGGATGACTATCCACAATACTATGAAGGAAGATGGATGGCAGGTAGCAGAAGAATGGGAGATGGATGATAACTCTATTGAGTTAACTCTTACAAGATGGACTTAGATGATAGCAAACATTCTAAAAAATAAATCCAAGGAGTTAAGGGAAGCAGGTATACCACTACCCAAAACAAAACAGGAAGCCATTGCTTTAGGTACAACTAGATTTGTACCTGAGGATGGTATAGAAAGAGTGTTAAGACAATATGGATCCAAGAAATTTCCTAATGGATCCATAGAATTAGCATCAAGTCGTAAGAGGAATGTAGGATGTTCTCATCCTAAACGGAAACATCGCATACAATCCCAGACTGATCCTAATGTAGATAAGCAAGCATACGCAGAGATTTGTGCAGATGCTGCTTTTAATGAATGCGAAGCACATCATATTATGCCGTTGGCAAGATGCCAACCAATGTTTGAGGGTAAGACAGAAGAAGAACGACAAGCAATAAGAGATAGAGATGCTAAATTTGGAATCTATTATGGTAATGACGCACGAAATATAATGGTTCTGGATTGGCGTACACACAAAGAAGTACATGAAGAGTATAATGCTCTTGACAGACACTTGAAAATGTTAGACAATGTATCAAGCACTACCACCAGAATTACATATCAAGGATAGTCCTATTGCAGGGCAAGGTATCTTTGCTAGAGCAGATATAGATGCTATGATGTATCTTGGTATATCTCATGTGGTTGTGGATGAAACTATCTACAGAACTCCTCTTGGTGGATTTATAAATCATTCTGATGATCCTAATTGTCTCAAGTGGAAAGAGGATGACAAGTATTATATAAAGACTCTAAGAAAAATACACAAAGGTGAAGAACTCTTTTTGAAGTATACTTTTTATAAGATAAATAAAGTATAGCTTGGGAAGTTGGCATGGCGGCTAATTGGTATAAAGAACAACCAACAAATAGAAATTTTTTAAACCCTATTGGTTTCCAATTAAAGTTGGAAAAGTTTGCAGGGGTTGATTTCTTTTGCCAATCTGCTAATGTACCTGATATTTCAATGCCAGTAACTGATGTACCATCACCATTTAGGTCATTGCCTATAGTTCCTGGTGGTGGAGTAGAGTTTGGAGATCTTAGTGTAGAGTTTATTATTGATGAAGATCTTAAAAACTATATGTCTATTCATAAATGGATAAGGGCAAATGGTAGAGCAGACTCTAATGATAATACTCCACCAAAAGATGAGTATACTCAGGGTCAGTTACACATTTTAACTTCATCATTTAATCCAGCATTTGTTGTAGACTTTAGGAATATATTTCCTATGAATTTGACATCGATGAACTTTGATGCTAAAGTTAGTGATGTAGATTATATCACAGCATCAGTAACATTCAAATTCCAAGAGATGTTTATTCGTGATAAGAACTTTACTAATATTTCATGAACTTTGAAACTCTTCGTAATAAATTTGAAAAATTAAGAGAAGACTGGACAGAGGATAGTCATGTAGACTTCCAGTTTAAGAACAAAGAATATAGTGCTGACCTAGCACAGATCGCATTAGACATCCCCTTCTGCCATAATAAATACTTAAACCACTACACTGATATATCTCAGATTAAAACCTCACTT